ATGTTACCAACAAAAACAATCCCACTGCCAATGGACCTTATCACAGAAATCGAAAAAATCAAAAAGAATGAAAAGGATTGGGGTGGCGGAGTAGTAGCTTTGGAACAAGCTGTTGGACGATATATCTTAGATTGCGAAAAGTCCACTAAAAGCAAGTGCTTTGCTGAAAGAGTAATGGGAATAGTAAAAAACTCCGGTGCGACAATTGCTGATATTAAACAAGCATTTAAGGATGTCGAACAACAACTAGATAAAAAATATGACAATGCTTCAGCGGAAGAATTTGTGTGGGAATCCCGACAGCGATAAAAATATCCCTGGCACTATGGGACAGTACCAGGGACGAAGCTTATTTGTCTGGGTTCTCATATCGCAATAAGTTAGCAATATGAGTAGTGTCCATTCTAGACAAGCATCCATACGCTTTTGCATATTCTTCTAACAGAAATTCTAATTTTTGAGAATAATTTAATTTGTCATGGATTCCTTTTTCCAAATCTTTTTCAAAATTACGGAAAACATACTCAGCAGCAATATCGCGATAAGCAGATTCTAAATCAAATTCTTTTCCATCATCAAATGTAATTTTCATAAAATCACCCCCCTTCTACCAACATTTTACTACAAATTGAAAGGGGGTTCAACAGGAGGTGAAAATATGAGTAAAAATGCGAAGCGAAAAACAAACATCGAACTGTTTGTTGACCCCAAAAAATTAGAACGAACAGAAAAGCTGGTAAAAAGCCTTATAAAGATTGAAGATGAAGGAGAAAAAGATGCCCTTAACTACATCAAAGGTTTCGAGGATTGTTTGGCAATGATAACAACCAAACCAGCGTAGAAAGAGGTGGAAACAATGGAAACAAAAAAAGAAATACCAAGAGCCCCATATCATTATAGTGAGGGACCGGCGTTTAAACTATTTTGCCGCCACTTAGCGGAACAAATCGTAGAAGCCTGGCAGAGCGGGCAGCTCTACCGGGGAGACGATGGAAAAGTACATTGGAGGGAGACCAATGAAGATTAATAAAAAATTTTTCTTGGAAAAATTAAAAGAAGAGGAATTGACACAAGCCGGATTGTCAGAAATCACTGGTATCTCGCCGATAACGTTTACACGGCTAATCAAGCATGGTGGCAACTGCCGTAAGTCCACGGCGGAACTAATCGCGGAAGTGCTAGATGTTGAATTATCAGAATTGATTGAAAAAGAAGGAGAACAACAATATGAAGATCAATAACAAGCTGCTCATAAGCCTAATGGCGGCGCACGAAATGACAATGGCGGAATTATCAAGGGAAAGCGGCGTATCAACCAAGACGATACAACTTGCCGTTACCAACGTCCAGCAAAGTGTGTCAAAAGACACCATTATAAAAATAGCCAGAGCACTCAATGTAGACCCGATCCGGCTGGAAGGAGGGAAACAATGAAACACGAACACTACATAATCAACGACGAAGAAATAGCGCTCCTTGACAAATATGAGGGGGTGATGACACAAAGAAACGACCCTTACAGATACGATACTTTTTCGGCGGAAACCCTCGCGGAATTTTGCCAGATGAAAGACCGAGATAACGATCTATTTTTCAGGCGGGCACAAGCGGCATGTGAGGTTATAGAGAGGTTATAGATATGATAGCTAGTGAAATTGGCATTGACCCCAATAATACAAGCTATTGGATTTATGCGCCAGATGAAAACGGCACATCCCCAATACTGGGCAAAATAGAAGAATGGTTTAGCCGTAGTGGGGAAAAAGCGAAGCTAAAACGCAGATTGCAAGAGCTGGAACAAGAAAATGCGATCCTACGATCGCTAATACAGAAATAGGATAGGAGGAGCCATGAAACAAATCATCATAAAAACCGGACAAGTCGCCTTAATCGTCCTCGGTGTACTATTGATCCAAGGAGCATTAGGTGCAAGCGATAACTTTAGTATATCTTTCGCCGAATGCCTAATACGTTGTGGTATCGGCATGGCAATGATAGTAGCTGTTATCTGGATACCACGGATAGCACAAGCAATCCGGTTGCATAAAAAATCAAAAGAAGAGGTCGACAACCATGCAGCATAAAAAAAGCTCCTGCAACGGCTGGCACCGTATGCAAGAGCAATTAACAAAATACAACACTATTATTGTAACTTAGTATAAGGAAAATGTCAACAGGAGAATAAAATGAAAATATATACGCAAGAAGAATTTGACGCTTTACCACGTAATGAATATGGGGTTAAATTCTGCCCCACAGGGGATTACAGTCAAATAAAATATTTTGGTGAGTGGTGCAGCTTTGGTAAGTGTTGCAGCTTTGGTGAGTGTTGCAGCTTTGGTGAGTGGTGCAGCTTTGGTAAGTGGTGCAGCTTTGGTAAGTGTTGCAGCTTTGGTGAGTGTTGCAGCTTTGGTGAGTGTTGCAGCCTAGAGGGCTTAACCGGTTGCACATACTTTGCCTGTGACCGCATAGGCAGCGAGCTGCGAAAAACATATTTTATCCGGTCAAATGAGGGGTTATATGTACGTGCTGGCTGCTTTTTTGGTACAGCACAGGAATTTGAGGAGCGTGTTAAAACCGTGCATAAAGGGACGAAATACGAACGAGAATATCTTGCTGCAATTGCGTTGGCAAGAATCGTATTGTATAGCGAGTAAGGAGGATGTCAAGTGACCTTATATGAAATAAAAGAAACTTATGCACAATTATTAGAGTGCATAGAAAATGACGAAATCCCAGAGGAAGCAATCCAAGATACATTGGAAGCTGTAGAGGGAGAATTTACGGAAAAGGTAGACAACATAGCTTGCCTTATCAAAAATTTAAAGGCAGAATCCGAAGCCATCAAGCAAGAATATAAAAACCTGATGGCGAGAAATCGTGCCAAAGAAAATAGAATTGAAGCCCTTACAAATTACTTGTCAGAGGCTTTACAATCAACAGGGAAAACGAAACTGGAAACAGCAAGAAACAAGTTGAGTTTTCGAAAGTCAACCGCCGTAAAAATCACCAATGAAACAGAGTTTGCAAAAAAATATCCTGAATTTGCTACATATGAAGTAAAGGTATCTAAAAAGGATGTTGGGGCAGTTCTTAAAGATGGCAAAGCACTAGACGGTGCAGAATTAATTCAAAATGTGAAATTGCAGGTGAAATAATATGAATAACTTAGATATTTACAACGCCCTTTGTGATCCGCCAGAAGGGGCATTGAAAGAAATAAAAGGTGGGAAGCTTAACGGGAAAACAGACATCAACCCAATGTGGCGAATCAAAGCCTTAACCGAATTATTTGGTCCGTGCGGCATCGGTTGGAAATATATAATCACAAAACAATGGACGTTGCCAGGGGCAAACGGAGAAGTGGCTGCATTTTGTAATATTGATCTATATTACAAAATAAACGGGAAATGGAGCGAGGGAATCCCAGGGACTGGAGGAAGCGGATTCGTCAACACTGAAAAAGGAAAACTTGTTACAAATGATGAATGCTTTAAAATGGCGTTAACAGACTCCATTAGTGTAGCAGCTAAGGCGTTAGGAGCAGCAGCTAAAATATATTGGAATAAAGACAACACCAAATACACCACGTCGCCGTCTCAACCTCCTGTTGTGGATGAACGGGAATATTATTGCGGGCGATGCAACGGAAAAGTAACAGGAGAGCGCATAAAAGGTAGGAACTATACAGCGGCGCAAATATATGATAAAACAAATGGCATTTGTTTTAAATGCTACCAAGAAATCAACCGTAAAGTAGCAAACAGGGCAGCAAATCCATGACAGAAATTATCCGCTTTATGCGGCATCTAGAAAGCGAGGGCAGAATGAGTATAACAGGTGAAACACGCAGGGCAAGTTACAAACAACTAAAGCCTGAAAAACGCTGGGGGAAAATATTGATTGCTCTAAAAGGCAATCAAATGACCGCCAGAGAAATTGCAACAAAGCTAGGGTATACTGACATGAACTATGTAAGACCTAGAATCAGCGAATTGCAAAAATATAACGTTATACGGGCATGCGGGTCAACTGTTGACCCGATAACTCATAAAACGGTTGCAGTATTTGAAGTAGTGGAAGGAGCAATTAAAGATGTTAAATAATGTTGTATTGATGGGGCGGTTAACCGTTGATCCAGAATTGAAACAAACACAAAGCGGTGTGTCTGTATTATCTTTCACCCTTGCGGTAGATAGGGACTATACACAGCAGGGTCAAGAGAAACAAGTTGATTTTATTAATATTGTTGCATGGAGACTCACAGCAGAATTTATCAGCAAATATTTTACTAAAGGGCAGATGATGGCTTTAAAAGGGGCTATTCAGACCCGCAGTTATGAAGACAAGCAAGGAAACAAGCGCACTGCTTTTGAAGTTGTTGCGGACAAGGTATATTTTTGCAGCAGCAAGACTGAGGGGAGCAACAACGGCAAAAGCCTTAAATCTGATAATGTTTCAGTTGGATTCGATGATTTTGACGGCTTCGAGGAAATAGGCAGCAATGACGATGATTCACCATTCTAGGCGGTGATATTTTATGCCAAATAGAATTTTGAAAGAAAGCATCTGCACAAGCGACACAATAGATCAATTAAAATGGGACGAAGAGGTATTTTTTTATAGGCTGATTGTTAATTGCGATGATTATGGCAGGTTTGATGGGCGACCGGCAATTATAAGGAGCAGGTTATACCCACTCAAAATTAATATTACCCTTGCAACCATCGAAAAATATCTTGATAAGTTGTCGACTGTAGGGCTAGTAGTCCGCTATATAAGCAATGGAAAACCGACCCTACAGCTAACAACTTGGGATAAACATCAACAAGTTAGAGCCAAAAAAAGCAAATACCCTGCCCCAGAAGATGGCGAAATTATGCAGAGCGATAATGTTTGCAATCAATTGATATCAAATGATTGCAAATGTCCCCGTAATCCAATCCAATCCGAATCCAATCCGAATCCTAATCCGAATACGGAAGATAATGCGCACACGTGCGCAAACTCTCCCTCTGTTAGGCATAAATACGGCGAATATAAAAATGTTTTGCTGTCTGATGAGGATATGCAAAAACTAAAAAACGAATTTCCAGACGACTATCAGCAACGAATTGAACGTTTAAGCGCCTATATAGCCAGCAAAGGGGCTAAATACAAAAACCATTTAGCCACAATACGGAATTGGGCAAAGAGAGAGGAACAGGCAAAGAAAGACACTGGAACATTTGGCGGCACACCGCCGTCCTATGACCTGGAAGAACTTGCGAAACGAGGTATGTATGTGCCAGAAATATAAATACATAATCCCAGAAATCCCGCCTAGTAACAACAAATTCATCGGGCGCAATGCCCGGTGGCAATACCAGGTGGAGAAGAAACGTTGGGCGGATTTGATTGCTTTACTTTGCAAGCCAAGGCCACAAGGGCCAATTCCCTACGCCAAAGTAACATTGACGTATTATTTTGGCGATAGGCGGCGGCATGACCCGGACAATTATGCGGGTAAAATGATTTTGGATGGATTGGTTAAGAGTAGTATTATCCAAGATGATTCATTCAGCTGCATTCAGCTACAGCTGAATGGGCACTATGACAAAAATTATCCAAGAACGGAAATCACAGTAGAAGTTGAGAATAATTGAGGTGTTATTATGAATTTTACAAAAGCGTTAAGACAGATGAAAAAAGGTATTCCAATGAAACTCCCATCGTGGGGTGGATATTGGTGTTGGGACAATGATACCAATACAATTATCGTGTATACGAAGGACCATCAAAGAATAGATATCAGAGAAACAGAAAACGTAGAGTCTACGCTACATAACGTGCTTTCTGATGAATGGATCTCGGCGGATGGAGAAAATTGCTCAATTCTAGGTGGCGTTCCTGCGTTTGGTTTTGGCGATGCAATCAAGTATATAAAACGAGGATTTAAGGTAAAACGCTTAGGCTGGAACGGCAAAAACCAACATATCGAACTAGCAAAGAACATTAGCTATATTTCTCCGGACGGAGTGGTCACAAATTGCAATCATCGGGCGATTGGGAATTATGCTATCGCTTTTGTTGGAACATCTGGTATACAGATGGGATGGCTTGCATCACAAGCAGATATGTTAGCGGATGATTGGGTGTTTTATAAAGAGGAAGAAAATGCTGAATGAATACATAATATCCCCATTATGGGCTGTTGTCACTCTGGTATTGTGCGGCACGATCTTTGGCAGCTGTACCGTTGCCCTAATCTGCACGATTTATCACGGACTAAAAGAAAGGCGAAAGAATCAAAAGGAGCAAATCGATGACGACAGCAGATAAAAAACAATGCCTACTACAGCTTAGAACATTGGAGGAACAAATCAAAAAAGCAGACGAGGAACGGATTGAAGCTATTGCTGCATTAAACAGCACTGCTATCAATTATTCCGGCTTGCCTAGCGGGAATGGTAAACACAATAAAATTGAATTAGGGATAGAGAGAGTACAGGCAGCGCAGGAGGAAGTCAATCGACTGATAGACCAGAAAGAAGCAATAAAAAAAGAACTGTTGGAACGGATTAAACAATGCCCAACACGGGAGTGCAGAATCTTACTGAGATGCAAATACATAAAGTTTATGACATGGGCGGCGATTGCGAAAAAATTAGGCGTAAGCAAAGAACATACCAGAAAATATCTCCACTTAAAAGCATTAAAAGAATTTAAATAAAAAACACAAAATATGGTATTTACTATTGACTTAACCACCCATATATAGTATAATTGCTATTGTGGAAAGTTGAATGAAACAAAAAGATTCTCCAAAAAGTTAGTTATTACCCGCCAGTCCCAATGCGGCGGGTAATATGGGCTTTTAACTCAATTGGTTAGAGTATCCGGCTCATAACCGGAAGGCTCCGGGTTCAATCCCTGGAAAGCCCACCATTGTCCTCACTGACTTTCTCCTTTATTCTACCGCCCGTTTGGGCGGCATATGCAGCGGAAACCGCATGAAGTCAACGCTGTAACAGGTATCTTTTTCTCATTTTTTATTTTCCTTTTTAGCCCGTTGATTATAGCGGGCTAATATGGGACAATTGGATGCAGAAAACATATTTTTACGGGGTATATGTTATTCCTGCAGCGGGTTCGATTCCCACTTGTCCTACCAGCCTAAGAGGCATCCAACAAATACCCATACTACATACCAAAAAGCAGAGGATTACTCATCCCCTGCTTTTTTATGTAATCAAAGGGATAAAACATATGGCTAGAGAGTTCGCAAAATCATTCTACAAATCAGCTGCCTGGCGGAAATGCCGGACGGCATACATCAAACAAAGGATTATGATTGATGGTGGCATGTGCGAAACATGTGGCACAAAGCCCGGAAAGATTGTACACCATAAAGTATGGATTACACCGGACAACATCAACAACCCAGATGTAACACTCAACCTCGACAATCTCAAATACGATTGCCAGGAGTGCCACAACAAAGAAACAGAAAACGAAACAAAACCAAGATACATATTTGACGAAAGCGGGCAGCCTATACTCCCCCCTGAAAAATAACGTGGGGCTGTCCGGCAAGGACCGGGAGCAGACAACATCTTTGTTGCGCGTGAAAAATTCCACGAGGGGGGGTGAAAGAAGGTGCGACATTGGAAAAGATAGACAAAGAAAAGCTGCTAAAGAAAGAAATTAAATCCTTTAAAGATATTTTTAAGCAGAAAAACAAAAACGAAGAACCAGGAATATCAAAAGAACAGCTAACCCTTATAAATAAGCTCTGTGAGCGGGCTGGCTTTATGTCAGCTACCTTGCAGGAACTGGAACAAATCATCAACGAGGAAGGCGCGGTTGAACTATTTGAACAAGGCTCCCAAAAAATTACCCGTGAACATCCAGCTGCCAAAACCTACAATATCATGATTAAAAACTATAACGCAACAGTCAAATTATTATCAAATTTCGCTCCAAACGAGGACGTAAAAGACGAATTATTGGGGTTTATTGAGCAAAAATGACCTGGTTAGAGGAATACGGGACGGCAGTGCTGGATGGCAAAATAGTAGCCTGTGAAAAAATTAAACGCATCTACGAAAAACTGTTGAATGATTTGTATCATCCAGGTGAATACCATTTTGATGAGGAAATCGCGAACAGGCATATCCGATTTATCGAAACATTTTGTAAACAAGCGCAAGGTAAAATAGGCACACCGTTACAACTGGAATTGTTCCAAAAAGCACGGTTTCAGGCGGCGTTTGGTTTTGTGGATGATAATGATAACCGAAAATATAACGAAGTTCTAACAATTGAAGGCCGTAAAAACGGGAAAACAACAGAGTGTTCCGCTATTAATATTGATATGTGTGCCAACGACCACGAAGGATCGCCGGAGTGCTATAATATCGCAACAGCAAAAGACCAGGCAAACAAAGGATTTGAAGAAACTCATAAAATGATACGCCAATCCCCTCTTTTGCGGAAGCATTTCCGCAAACGTCAAGGGGATTTGTATTTTGCTCACAACATGGGGATTATCAAAGCGCTTGCCAGCAACACAAACAGTTTGGATGGGTTGAATAGCCATTGCGTCATCATAGACGAATTGGCGGCAATCAAAAACCGTGACTTATACGACTTGATGAAGCAGAGCATGAGCAGTAGAAGCCAACCTCTGCTTTTTTGCATTACTACAAACGGGTTTGTGCGGGATGGAATTTTTGATGCACAATATGAATACGCACAAGGTGTAATTGATGGGACCATCAAAGATGAACGCTTCCTTCCATTTGTTTACGAACTTGACCACCGGGACGAATGGGACAAAGAAGAGTGCTGGATCAAAGCGAACCCAGGCTTGGGGACAATAAAAAAATTAAGCTTTTTACGTGAATGTGTAGCAAAAGCTAAGGTTGACCCATCATTTAAGCCAACCGTCATGGTTAAAGATTTCAATCTCAAGGAAAACGCCGCTGCCGCCTGGTTGTCTTATGACCAACTAAACAATGAACAAACATTTGACTATAAATTCCGGTATTGCATCGGTGGAATGGACGCCGCTGACAGCGTGGACCTGAATGCGGCGAAAGCGATCTGCATGCGCCCAGGGGATGAAAACTTATACATCAAACAAATGTACTGGATACCGGAAGAAGTGTTGAGGGCGAAAGAAGCATCACGACGGGAACGTGATGACGCGCCATATAAACTATGGGTGGAACAAGGATATATGCGGACGTGCCCCGGCCACAAAGTGGATAAGCGGGTGTTTTTGGATTGGTTTATTGAATTGCGGGATGTGGAGGACGTATATCCGTTATATATCGGATATGATCCATGGCATATTGACGACAGCCTGTTAAGGCAATTTAAGGATGAATTTGGCGAGCGGGCGATGATACCTGTCCGCCAAGGGGCACCCACCCTGGCACAGCCCATGACGGACCTAAAAGGTGATTTTAAGGCACATCGGGTTATATACAACAACAATCCAGTGGACAAAATGTGCTTGTTGAATACATACACTACACCGCCCGATAGAAACGGTAACGTATTACCGGATAAAACTGACCGCAAACGCAGAATAGACGGCACAGCAGCCCTATTGGATGCCTATGTTGTCTTACAAAATAAAAAAGATGAATATCTAACAATGATTTAGGAGGTACTATGGGATTATTATCAAGGTTAAAAAACAGATCGCCAACCCGTGAAAGCGTAAGGGTTGAGCTGATGCAGGACCAGGGAAACGGATTCTATTCATGGGATGGCAGGATATATTATTCGGATATCATCCGTTCCTGCATCCGCCCGAAAGTAAAGGCAATAGGAAAGCTGACAGCAAAACATATCCGCACATCTGAAACAGAGGAAGGCAAAAAAATTGAGGTCAATCCCCTACTGCACATTAAATTCCTGTTGGAAGAACCAAATCCGTTAATGACAATGCAACTATTCCAGGAAAAGATGGAAACGCAGCTTTGCTTGAACAACAACGCATTTGCATTAATCTACCGGGATGAAAACGGCCAGCCAATACAGCTCTACCCTATTATCGCCAGTTCTGTGGAAGCCGTTTATAAGGATAACGACCTGTATCTTAAGTTTTACTTATCCAATGGAAAAATATTTGTCTTCCCATATAGCGATATTATCCACTTAAAGGCGGATTACAACGAAAACGATATTTTTGGTACGCCATATATCGATTCCATCAAACCATTGATGGAAATTGTAAATACTACAGACCAAGGGATTGTTAAGGCAGTAAAAAATTCTGGCATTATCCGCTGGTTATTAAAAATTATGAACTCAGCAAGGCCGGAAGATATCAAAAATACCGCCAAGAACTTTGCGGATAGCTTTTTGAATACGCAAGGTGATTCATTAGGAGTAGCTGCGGTGGACGCAAAAGTAGAAGCTCAACAGATTACTCCTACTGACTATGTGCCAAACGCCGCGCAGATGGACAGGACAACCGCCCGTTTGCAATCGTTTTTTAATACCAATAACAATATCGTGCAATCAAAATATACCGAAGATGAATGGGTGTCATATTTTGAAGCCGAAATCGAACCAGATGCCAGGCGATGGGCGGAAGAAATGACGCGGAAGCTATTCACCCGCCGTGAACGTGGATTTGGAAACAAAATCTACTACGAAGCGGGGTCACTCCAATATGCAAGCATGAGCACTAAACTCCAATTACAAGCTATGGTGGATAGAGGTGCCATGACCCCGAACGAATGGCGTGAAGCGTTTAACCTTGCCCCAGTACCTGGCGGAGATGTCCCTGTAAGGCGCTTAGACACACAGCCGGTAGAAGGAGGTGAAACCGTTGAAAATTAACATCAAAGGTCCGATTGTTTCGACCAATGATAAATTTATTTACGATTTTTTTGGACTGGAAGCCGTTTGCCCGTTAGATGTGGGAAAAGCACTAAAACAAGCCGATGGGATGCCAGTTGATATCGAAATCAATTCCAGTGGCGGAAGCATATTTGCTGGAAATGATATTTATACCGCCCTAAGATCGTATCAAGGGGAAGTGAATATCAACATTGTATGGGCTGGCAGTGCAGCCAGTATTATCGCTATGGCGGGGAAAAGTAAAATCTCCCCTGTCGGCCAGATTATGATACATAATGTATCCGTTGCCGGGATTTCCGGTGATTATCACCAGATGGATAAGGCAAGCGAGATGCTGCAAAGTGCAAACAAATCACTGGCTGCAGCGTATACCCATAAAACAGGCAAATCAGAAAGCGAAATATTACAGATGATGGACAAAGAAACCTGGCTGACTGCCGAACAGGCGGTTGCGCTGGGTTTTGTTGATTCTGTGATGTTTCAAGACTTGGCCGCTGCCATTCCTGGGAGTGATATGCTCCCAAGGGAAGTAATCGAAAAAACCAGAAAAATGATTAATAATAAAAAGCAGTCCGATCTGCTGCGTGCGGAATTGGAACTGCTAAAATTAGGAGGTAGTTATGACTAAACAAGAGTATCAAACGAAAAGAATAGCCTTGATCAACGAAGCACAACAGTTTGTTGATGCTGGGAAGCTAGAAGAATTTAAGGCAAAAAAACAAGAAATCGAATCCCTAGACAACCAGTTTGACGCAGAAGCGAAAGCAACTGCGGAACTGGAAGCCCTGAATAAGCAGCCTGTTATTGATTTGCAAAACCTTAGCACGCCAGTTACTGGAGAAGTAACAGACCAATTAAATTTTGAGGTCAAAAACAAGGAAACCGGCGCGACTAATAGCAGCGAAGAATACCTGAAAGCATGGGCAAAATCCATGCAAGGGTATAAACTGACTGATAAAGAACAGGAAACAATCCGGCTGGTAAACGCATATACTCACACCACTGATAATACTGGGATTGTCATCCCAGAAACTGTGGCAAAAGGAATTTTCAGGATTGCGGCCGAAATGTACCCACTGTATGGGGATATCGTGGCAACAAATGTGAAAGGCAATGTTACCTACATTGTGGAAAACACATCCAGCGACAGCGCGTGGTACACCGAATCCACCCCAACAGAAGACGGGAAAGAAACTTTGCGGGAAGTAAACCTGAGCGGGTGCGAATTGGCTAGACAGGTAAAAATCTCCTGGAAATTGCGTGCTATGTCCACCTCTGATTTTATTCCATATATCACACAAAAAATGGGCGAGAAAATGGGTGCTGGGCTCGCTTATGGCGTAGCACACGGAAAAGGATCAGGCGAAGCAAAACCGGAACCGACTGGAATTGTTACAGCGTTAGAAAAAGAAGGAAGCACACCGCATATTACTACCTATACAGCTGGCGCGCTTACTTATCAAAACATTGTAACAGCGCGGTCTAAAGTCAAAGGAAAATACACCCCTGGGCTTACAACCTACGCGAACAGTACAACCATCTGGACGGAAATTGCCAACATACTGGATAAAAACGGCCGCCCTATCTTTATGGCTGACGCTATCACCAATGGCGGTGTAGGCAGAATGTTAGGAATTACAGTGAAAGAAGATGATAGCTTAAACGATGGAGAAATCTTATTTGGAAATACACGAGGATATGGATTTAACATCAACGAACAGACCAGCATCCGCCAATTCGAGGACCCAGACAACCGGTTAACCAAATTTGTAGGTTATGCGATTGCAGACGGTAATGTATTGGATACTAACGCATTTAGCCTGTTAAAAAAAGCGTAGCGGACAGTAGCTTGTCCGCTCTTTCGTTTGGGTCATTGACATTAGACCCAACATTTAGTAGCGCTACATTAAGCTACACCACAACAACTACAAACGCATCAAATACCATTGCAGCGACACCAGCGGACGAATCTGCTAGCGTTGCTATTATGGTAGGCGAAACACCTGTAGAAAGTGGTAATGCAGCGACATGGCAACCAGGAGAAAATACCGTAAAAATTACGGTTACAAACGGAGAATCATCCACAGAATACACAGTAACAGTCACAAAATCAGAATAGGGGGCATGTAAATGGACCCTATTATAACAGAATTGGTGCGTGATTGGGTACGGATTAAAATAACCGATTTGGATGATACAGAAATAAGGCCAATGATTGAATCCTGCATCAACGATTTAAGGCTATCCGGTATCAAAAAATTGAGCACCAAAGACCCTCTTATCCGCCAGTGTATCAAGTTATACGCAAGGGCAGAATTTAATTTTGATGGTATTGGCGATAAATACCGCGAAATGTACAAAGAATTAAAAAATGCCCTCGGAATCTCTATGGAATACACCACGGAGGCTGACAATGTATAAGGATGTTATATGGCTATGCCGGGAAGTCAAAACTGGGGCTGATGCAGACGGGTATCCCATTACAAAAATGCGAAAAATAAAGGTTTTTGCAAACCAAAAATCAGCTGGCACAGCGGAATTTTATGCTGCTTTGCAAAATGGGATTAGGATGTCTGCTGTATTTGAAGTATTTTGTATGGACTATGACGGGCAGGAAACCGTAGAGCATGGCGGGAAAACATATAAAGTACAGCGGACTTACTCCAAAGGGGAAGATAGGCTGGAACTACACTGTTCGGAGGTGGTTTGATGGCATCTATTAAAGTGTACCCGGGCGATGATATCATCAAGCAGTTGCAGCAAATGGCGGATATTGATAATATCGCACCCAAATGTATTAGTGCAGCTGCCCCAGTGGTTAAAAAAGCCCTCAAAAAAAACCTTAAATCCCACAGAAAAACAGGAGATATGGAAAAATCAATCACGAACACAAAACCGAAGAAAAACAAACAGGGTTGGTACGCAAAAGTATATTTTAGCGGTGAGGATCGAAAAGGCGTATCAAACAGCTTGAAAGCCAATATCATCGAAAACGGAAAAAAAGGACAAGCTGCACATCCATTTGTGACAAAAACGAAAAATGATTGCCAATCTGACGTATCTCAAGCGATGCAGGATAAATTTAACGAGGTGACAGGATTGTGAACATCCAGCCAATTATGCACGAACTATTTGACCCTTTAGGCGTGCCTGTTGTACCAGACATCTATACCGGTAAGGATTGTGACCACATTGTATATAACTATGCGGACGAACGCCCAGTAATATATAGAGATGACACAGACACCGAAGATGAGACAACGGTACAGGTACACTATTTTACGAAAAATAACCCAGAAAAAATGAAACGAACCATCCGCCGCTTATTGCGGCAGGGTGGTTTTTGTATTATTAGCACACAACAATATTACGAAAATGACAGTGATTATAACCACGTAATCGTGGAGGCGTATATCACCGGATTTGTAAATGACGAATTGGAGGTATAAATATGGCAAAAAAAGGACTAAAGCACTTTGTTTATGGAGTTTATGACCCGGAAACAGCAACATACAAAGACGGCCGCGTATTAGGTGCTATTTCATGTAATATCACGCTTAACACATCCGACGCTACTTTGTATGTAGACGACCGGTTAAAGGAATCAGACGCACGTGTAACGGGCGGCACAGTGGAAGCGAATACAGATGACATCCCAGACCAGGATAACGCTATCTTATTCGGCCACAAAATCGACGAATCTACAGGCGATTTAATCGCAAACGAAGCTGACGAATCCCCTGTTGTAGGCTGGGGATTTTATGGGGCTACTAGCCGAAATAATATTACTGCTTACCGCGCAATTTTTCTGAATCAAGTAAAATTTGGGGAACCATCCGATGAAAACCAAACCAAAGGCGAAAGCGTTGAGTTCCAGACTCCTACTATTAGTGGCCAGATGATGATGGATGACCTGGGTAACTGGAAGCAGGAACACACGTTTGAAACCGAAGCGGAAGCGATCGCTTGGCTCGACGAAAAAGCAGCTGTAGCGGAAAGTCTTAAAATCCTAAAAGTTGTATGTACACAAGGTACAACAACAGGAACGACCGCCGTTACTGTAACACCTGAAAAAGAAGGGAGCAATACATACAAATACAAACTTGGCACATCGGTAACAATGCCAAGATACCAGCAAAGCTGCGCCGCATATACCACATGGGATGGAGAAAGTGACATCAAAGCCACCACAGGGCAAAAAATCGTGGTGGTAGAGGTGGATGAAAGTACGAAAGCATTAAAAGCAGGTATTGCGGATGTTGTGATTAAAACAGAATAGGTGGAAAGGATAGATTATGTCAAAAATCAAAATACATCCAGTCTGGTTTGAGGTTTCTAGCCGCACCTATGGTTTATCTTGTAATTTGTGTGTCATAGAAGCGTTACAGGACCGATACGGGACAATCGACAAAGCGTTAAAAGCGACCCAAAATGCAAAAGATATGGCCGTTATAGCCAAAGCTTTTTTGGATAACGCGGTTGACCGGCACAACGAGGACTTCCCAGGTGACCCCTGGGAAGAACTAAGCCTGGAAGAAATTAAAAAAAGAGTGAATTTCTACGCAATTGGAAACGCTTTGTCTGTTGCGTTCCAGCTGTCTATGCCTGATCCAGATGATATAGAACTAGAAAAAAACGGAAAGCCGGGCAATAAACACAATAAAGTGGTACGGAGTAGCTCGTTTGTTGCTCGGCTATTCGCAAAAAGAAGCACAAAGGACGACAATCAGGGAAATTGAAGCCCTATACCGCGAATACTGTCATTTGAACAAAATACAGTTAGACGATGAAAAAACGATTGATGACATTATCCCGTTTTAGGAGGTTGTAAAATGGCAGGCAAAGGGATAATAGGGTTTGGGCTGGCCATTGACGGTGAAAAAGAGTACCAGCAATCCCTAAAAAACATAACCCAAAATCAAAAAGTATTAAATTCAGAAGTTGAAAAAACACAAGCAGTATATAAAAACCAAAAAGAGTCTATCGAATCTGTATCTGCCCAATATCAGTTATACGGAAAAAAGTTGGACAACCTGCGTGAAAAAGAATCCCTACAGCAAAGTGTCCTAGAAAAAGTGACAAAAGCCTATCAAGATTCTGGGAAAAAGGTAGAATCCTTAAAAACGCAACTATCCAGTGCAGAAAAAGCACTGGATCAGATGAAAAACAGCTCAAACGCCACAGCGGAAGAAATCAAAGCCCAGGAAAAAGCGGTAAAAGATCTGGAAACCCAATTAAAAACCGCGGAACGCCAATATGGAGCAGCGGAAAGGGCAACTGGTACTTGGCAGATTGCCCTAAATAAAACAAAAACAGAAATAGCCAACACTGAAAATAGTTTAAAAGACCTTGGAACTCAACTATCTACCAAAAAAAGCTCCTTGTCTCAATTTGGGGAAGCCGCAGACGATGCCGCTACAAAATTGGGAAAGGTATCCGAAAAAGCGGATAAAATAGGAAACGTCTTAACTGTAGGCGTAACTGTACCTGTAACAGCAGCAGCGGGCGCCATGGTTGGTGCAATGGATCAGGTGGACGAAGGGTTAGATACTGTTATAACTAAAACAGGAGCTACCGGAACAGCTGCACAGGAATTAGACGCGGTATATAGGGAGGTAGCCTCCAATATCCCTGCGGAGTTTGGGGACATCGGCGCAGCTGTCGGAGAAATCAATACCCGATTAGGGTTTACAGGTGACAAACTCAAAGTTGCGTCCGAAGATTTTTTGAAATTTGCAAAAGTCAATGGTACAGACGTCAACACATCAGTACAGCTGGTAACCCGTGCTATGGGAGACGCAGGGATAGAATCAAACAACTATAAATCTGTGCTGGATATGTTAACTGTAGCAGCACAAAAAAGTGGTATATCCATTGACAGCTTAACTACCAACCTAGCCAAATATGGCGCACCAATGAGGGCGCTGGGGATTGATACCCAAACTGCCATTGCTATGTTTGCTGGCTGGGAAAAAGCAGGCGTAAATACCGAAATAGCGTTCAGCGGGATGAAACAAGCTATCTCTGCTTGGAGTGCGGAAGGTAAAGACGCAACCAAAGAATTTAGTAAAACAATGGATGCAATCAAATCGGCGTCTGACATATCAAAAGCAACAGCTATAGCCATTGAAGCGTTTGGCAAAAAAGCTGGACCGGATTTGGCAGACGCGATCAAAGGCGGACGGTTTGAGGTCGATGAATATATCCAAGCGTTACAAAGTGCTGGCGGAACGGTAGATAACACTTATGGGGCTATCGTAGATGAGGTTGACGATAGTCAGCTTGCCATGCAACGGCTAAAATTAGCCATGCACGATACCGGGGAAACAATTGCGAAATCTGTTGGACCAGTATTATTGGATTTGGTAGAAAATATCGAAGATGTATTTGAGTGGTTTGGCAACCTGGATAAAGGGACGCAACAAACTATCCTGAAATTTATCGCATTTGCGGCAGCCGCCGGACCGGTTACCAAAGTGATTGGCGGAATTGCTGGCGGCACAAAAACAGCTGTATCAGGGCTTGGCAACTTAGCAAAAGCCTTATCAGGGCAAGTGGCAGCCAAAACCGCTGCCACTGCTTTAGGTTCCGTTGCCACCAACGCAACAGCGGCAGGGACAGCCACAGCCGCTGCGGGTTCGGCGGCAGCTGGTGCAGCGGTAACCCTTGGAACAGTTGCTGCGGTTGCAGGCGGTGTAGCGGCAGCAGGATTGTTAACCTATGCTGTTGCATCGCAAACAGCGGCGGACGAGAGTTTCCAGGTGTATTGGGCTATCCAGCAATCTAAAACGGCGCTGGAAGAATCAAAACAAGCCCATGCCGAAAATATGGAAGCAATCGACAATGAAACGGATAGCAACCAAGACTTGATAGATAAATTATATGAACTCAATGACAAGCAAACCCTAACGAATGGTGAAATGGAAACCATGAAAGGAATCGTGGACCAACTCAATGAAAACCTGCCGGGGTTGAATCTGCTGATAGATGAACAAAGCGGAAAACTTAACGCATCAAAGGAATCGGTTGAAGCCTATAACGACGCTTACCGTACAAAATTGTACTTGGAAACGCAAGGCGAAGATATGAGTAAAGTGGTCAAAGACCAAATGAAAGCCCAAGAAGATTTAAATGCGGCATTGGATGACTACAATACAAAGAAAGTAGAATACGATGAACTGAACGCTGGTATGATCGCGAAAGAGCAAGGAGACGATGCTACATACCAGCAATATATCAATACTTATGGCGGGGGTAACGAACAGATATATTGGGATAAGTGGAATACAGCAAGAGGACGTCTTGAAACCGCAACAAACAACGTTAACACCGCACAGGCTGTTGTGGATGGATTTGAGCAAACGATCAATGAAATGTCAAACGCCTACGCCGCCACTGAAAAGCTGGCGGAAAAAGGCATCAACATGAGTGCCAAATACATCGAATCATTATCCCAACAAACACCAGAAGTAGTGGATGAAACAATAGGACTATTGGATAAATTAAAAAACGGCACCAAACTAAATTTTGAGGAAATCGGAAAGATATTTTCCAACGCCGGAATGGAATTGCCGGACAATTTTAACGAAAAACTGATGTTTAAATCTCCGGAAATGCAGCTGAAAGTTATCCAATTGCTTTCTGAATTTATGGGTGCTGCGGATAGCAAAAAACCGGAACTAGTGGCACAAATGGCGATGATGGGATTTAGCGTTGACGATGCGTTGTCAAACGGGCTGAAAAGTAATATCCAAGTAGTCCGTGATGGTGCGGCACAAACAATTACGGACCTAAAAGACGCAGCAGGTAACCGTATCACAAATATTACCCCAGAGTTTGCCCAAATGTTAGCTGACCTTGGGATTATCGGTGTAGATGAAATGGATCGTGTTGTATCCCAAAGCCAATTGACGGCCCCGGGGATGAAAAGTCTTGACGCTCAAACATGGGTACAACAAAATTGGCCACTCTTGCAAGGAGAAGCGGACAAAAACCCGATAACCGTCCCAGCCAAAGTAAAAATTAAAGTGGACAAAGGATGGCAAGGGCCTGTACAACAAGGGGTTGAAATTGAATACAACGCGGATGGCGGCATTATTAATAAGCAAACCCTTAGCTGGCTGGCAGAAGGCGATAAACCAGAAGCGGTTATCCCATTAGACCCATCCAAACGAGCCAGAGCCTTAAGCTTATACCAAAAAACAGGGGCGGCGTTAGGCGTGCCATCCGCCGCGATTGCACCACAATCCAACGACGGGACATTAATTGACTATAACAAAATGGCTCGATGTATTGTGTCAGCATTGCAAAAATCACCTGTACAAGTTAACACTAACTTTGAGGTAAAACAGGGTGATGTGTTGCTAAGCAACGAAAAAGCGGGTAAAGCGTTAGCCCCTGTAATATCCAGAATACAAGCCAGGAACGCAAGGCTTTAGGGGGTGGAGTATGTATCAAACACCATTAAAATACAAATTTTTAAAGCCAGAAAAAATCGTAGGGCAACGGTGTTGGATGAACAAAAAAGAGGTATCCAAGGCATATCATGCTGACCTGGATAGTTTTGTTGTTACCCCTGGCATGGTAACGGCACAAACCACGGAAAACCAAAGCCGCAGCACATTTGTAATCTCCAAACCGCAAATTGGCTACAAAACAGCAACCGCCATATTCTATCTTTATGGTGAAAATCCGGAAAAAACAGCTTATAACCTCTCTGGATTAATCAATGAAGCCAAAGAATGTACAATACAATTGGAAAGGTCAAATCTGTTTTACCGCGCCATCCTGACAAGCAGCAGCACATCATCCACGAGTTTCCGGTATTATACACAGGTCACTCTAACATTTAACGTTATGGAGAGTTTGCCATTAACTACACACGAGATAAGTAGCAATGCTATTATCTATAACCCAGGGACCGCAGAATCGGAATGCATTCTTGAAATTACGCCTAAAAACCAATTACCCCAATATACTATCATGGGGATTACTATTAAAAACTTAACTGTAAATACCACAGTAACGATTGACGGAATTAACAAAACCGTAATGGCAGGAACAGATAACAAATGGGCTGATACAGATTTAGTTGACTTCCCGGCGTTACAGCCAGGTAAAAACGAAATCACTATGAGTAGTAACCAACCTGTTGTTATCTCCTACTACCCTATTATCCTTTAAAGGAGGGATTACCATTATTACGCTATGTGACGCAAACGATCATCCAGCCTATCCCTTATTGGTTGACCCAAATAGTTATAGGGTTACCCACAAATATGACGGACAGGATACCGTGGAATTTGACACACCTGTAACCGGACGATATTACCAATACATCCAAGAAGAATCCAGGATAATCGCAGAAAATAACATATATTCCATAAAATCAATCCAGGAAGCAGAACAGGTTGTTACCGTGACTGCTCAAGTTGATCTGGATGACTGGAAATCAACCATAAACCGGGAATTTAAGCCGGGCAGCATGGCAATTGGAACACTGGTAAATCAAATAAAGCCCAATGGGTGGACCGTAGAAAGCGGGAACGTTCAAGTGGAAAACAAATCTCTTGAACTGGAAAACGTTACTCCATATGACATCCTGTTTCAAGCAGCGGAAACCTACAAAATCACATATCTATTTGATGCTATTAACAAAGTGGTCACCATTATCAATCCTGAATTGTCGCAGCCATCCGGGGAATACGTTACCGACGAACTCAACCTGAAACAACTCACTTATACAGGAGATTCTACCGAACTTGTTACCAGACTATACGCCTACGGCAAAGACGGATTAACATTTGCGGATATTAACGATCAAAAGGAATATGTTGAAAATCATAGCTATTCCAATAAAATAATTGCTGCAATCTGGGAGGATGACCGTTATACAGACGCACAAAGCTTAAAAGATGCGGCAACAAAAAAGTTGGAAGAAATGTGTATCCCAACCAGGTCGTACGAATGTAGTGTTATTGATTTAGCAAAGACAAGCAGCAAATACAGCCATCTTGCGTTTGCGATGCACAGAACCGTTACTCTGATAGACCGGAACAAAAGGACAAGAATCAACCATAGAGTTGTAGAGTACGCAGAATACCCCATGCGCCCAGAAAACAATGTCGTTACATTATCCACTACCCAACCAGCCATTGAAAACACCATAAAGGATATAACCGATGGCGTCGATAACCCTAACAGCGAATTTGGGCAAAAGATGCAGAGCGCGATCCAAAACGCCACGAACATTATTACTGGAGCTAAAGGCGGAAATGTTGTTATCAAATACGATGATAACGGAAAGCCTACCGAAATATTAATTATGGATACAGATGACCAAGCAACAGCTAAAAAAGTATGGCGCTGGAATATTGGTGGATTTGGATATTCCAGTGAGGGGATAAACGGACCATATGCAACAGCTATCACAATGGATGGCGCAATTGTTGCTAATTTTATCACTGCTGGGACACTTTCTGCCGACAGAATCTACGGAGGAGTGTTACAAAGCGAAAGCGGAAGCATACAATTTGATTTGGCGAACAATACGCTATCTGCTGATGGAATTACAATAAGGGGTAGTGGAAACAATAGAGTATATTTTACCGGACAAGGCGAAAAATCAATCTATATGGCATCGGATAACAACCAGGCTGTATTTATGTACTTGATGTCACATGGGGACCAAAACAGGATTGGGATGTATAACGATACCGATGGGATATACATCGAACCCGGTAAATCTGGCGGTGCAGAAAGCAAGGTAGTTTTCCGCGGACTTGGGTCCACATCATCCCAAAACCAGCCTTGCAGAGTAGAGGTTGTAGGGGATCTAGTTGTAAACGGCGTAAGTATCAGTAGATCGTTGCAAGCACTGTCCGAAGCAAATGGGATAAACTTAGAAAAAATATGAAGGAGGTGCAAGGATTGCAAAACATACAAAAGATAACAATTGACTTTGTGGCAGATGGGCCAACACAACGAGCATCCGCAAAGCAATGGGATAAAAACAGTCGAATCATCCGAGCGGAAATACTAAACAACGGGTTTCCGGTAACCATCGAATCAGGTACAACCGTTACATACGCTTTACGAAAGCCAGATAAAACACAAGTTGTTAATACTGCTACATATCAAGACAATATTGTTACGATTAATTTATCTGATCAGTGCTTGACTATATCAGGATTAGCAATCTGCGAAATTATTTTTGTAAAAAATAGTCAAGTAATATCTACTGCGGTTTTTGAAATTGAAATTTATCAATCTGCTTACGATGATGATGCGATGGAAAGCAGCGATGACTACGGAGCAATAGCCTCTATGTTGGAGGACGTTACCCAAGCAATGGAAAACGCTCAAGAAGCAGCGACCCAAGCAGATGAATCAGCAAAAAAGGCGCGAGAAGCTGCGGATGAAGCTGCGGAAACTGATATAGGTCAAGTGCTAGACAAATTTAACGATTATGTACCTACCACCCGTACAATCAACAGCCATAGCTTATCATCGGATGTTGCATTAACTCCAGAGGATCTCAAAAACGAACCGTGGACAACTTACAAAACAACCAGTCGATATGAATGGACGCTAACCTACCGAAAAATTGGATATAAACTAATGCAATTCCAGCTACAAGGCACGTTTCAAGGCGCACAGTTGGAACGAAATATTAATGACGCCGCTGGTCATACTCCTATATTTGTAGATGAACCATTCTACTTTCCAGTATGGATGACTGTTAATGGTGGGGTCGCCGGAATAGGTGTAGGGATGATCAATCAACAACACGAGATCCATCTCAGTACCCCTGCATATGGAAACACCGTCCAATATGTTGGTTTTGGCGTTACAAGCGTGATTGATGATTTGGATGATGTGGATTTAGACGAAACGGAGTGATAAGCCATGAAGAACATACAATCTATCACAGTTGATGTTGTCCCAGGTCTTATCTCACAACCCACGGTCAATGTTATCAAGGGTGACAGTGAAACCAGATACGTAGATGTTACTGTCCTCAACAACGGCGAGCCGTTGGAACTAGAGGATGATGTCACAATCTCCTACATCTACCTCAAACCAGATTGCACGCAGGTAATTAACCCTGCCACCATATCTGGTAACGTGGTAACCGTGGCATTAAGCGACCAATGTTTAACAGTAGCAGGACTATGCCACTGCGAAATCCAGTTTTATAGAGGGACACAACAGCTTACCAGTGCAATGTTTAAGGTCTCTGTAAATCCTGGTGTGTATGACGCTGACGCGCTGGAAAGCAGCGATGAATACTTATCTCTGTCCAAGGTGGTAAGCGATGCGGAGGAAGCGGCTACCAATGCCCAACAAGCCGCAGACGATGCAACCGCAGCAGCAGAAAAAGCAAACCAGGCAGCAGATAACGTTAAGGATGGCACTACATATATTCCCTCTGTGTCCGATGATGGCATTATCAGCTGGATCAATGGGCAAGGATTGCCCAACCCTGACCCCGTAAATATCAAAGGCCCACAAGGCGAACCTGGGCAGCCAGGGGCAGATGGACAAGCCGCTACCATCCAGGTTGGAGTGGTTACCACCCTAGCACCAGGGCAACCTGCTACTGTAACCAATACTGGGACAGATACAGCTGCGATCCTTGACTTTGGTATTCCCCGCGGAGAGGATGGCGCTGGTGGCGGTGATACTATCATTGTGACCGCAACCGGGACAACTATCCAGTTAACCGATAGTAGCGACAGACCTCTACAAGGGCTAACGATTTATGGGAAATCCCAACAAGTTCAAACAACTGGCGCTCAATTATTGGCTGCCCCAGAAGAACAAATAGAGGGCACCACCTGTTACCATTATAAAAACGGTATCCTGACAACTTCTGGCGCAGGTGATGATGTGGCTACTACGTTTTCTGGTAAGTTTGTCTTACCGGCTGGTACCTATACATTTTCCGGTGAGGCAAAAGAGACACAATATACAACCATTAGCCTTGTAGATTCCTCTGGAGCCAGCATCACTACTGGAGGCAATCTGAGTTTTGCGGCTGATACAAAATCAGAAAAGGAAATTGTCCTGACAGAGAAAAAAACAATATCCCTCAGGGTATGGACCAATACAGCGGCAACAGAATCCAACAATACCATCAAGCTGATGTTAAACGCTGGTTCTTCCGCTCAACCTTGGGAAGAATATTTCAACGAAATTCCCTCCCCTACTCCGGAATATCCGCAGAAAATCCATCACGTTGGAGATAGTGGCAGTATTACTATAACTGTTGACGATGACAGTACAAGTACCCAACCGCTTGTAGTGGATACTACAGGGGGATTACCTGGTATTCCGGTAGCCTCCGGCGGAAACGTGACAATAGAGGGTCAGCAATATATATCAGAGACTATTCAACTATATTCTGATGGTACCGGCAAACGGGTTAGCCCTGTGAAAACCATTGTGCTGGATGGTTCGGAAACCTATTCGGTCAACGCTTCATCTACCAATACAACCAGATTTTACATTAGTGTTGCCGATATCAAAAGTTCCCTTGCACCAGCGTTATGTAGCCACGCCAAATATAAAGAAATTTGGGGTGGAGATGAGGTTGGATTCTATTTAAGTTCCAACTATATTGTGTTCCGCATGCCAAAAGCAGTGGTTGGTGAAACAAAAGACAGTGTCCAAAAGTGGATTGCGTCCCAACACAGCGCAGGTACTCCGTTAACAGTAATCTATCAGATTGCCACACCTACCGAATCAGAACTGGAAAAGGGCGAGGCGCCGAATGTCCAATCTGTACATACCTATTATTCCGATACCAATATCGAAAACGATAGTGATACTCATATGGATGTCCGGTATGTTGCGGACACAAAATTATATATTGATAACCACTCCGGCGGTGGAACGTCTTATAAAATCGGCGATGGACTTAAGCTGGAGGGTAACAAATTATCTGTAGACACTGCCACGGAAGTAGAGCGGGACAATACTAAGCCAGTTACATCGGCTGCGGTATATGCCCAAATTGGTAATATAGCAGCCTTACTGGCAGAAATTTAGGAGGGCAGACATGGAAGATGTAAAAATACAAATCGAACGTTTGCAGGGAGAAAAAGAAGCATTGCGAACAAAATTAGTAGGAATGGGACTTGCTAAATCTAGTGATGATCTAGAGGCATGTGTAACGGCTGTGGAAGGGATTGCGGATAATGGTGCAGTGTCCGGTAATATCAGTGCAGTGGCGGAACAATACTCTGTTCCAGCAGGCTACCACAACGGCACTGGGAAAGTACAGATTGCCAGTGTCGAACAAGCTAAAATCATTGCCGGCAATATCAAGAGCGGTGTTACCATTTTGGGGGTAGCCGGCTCATACGCTGGCGAAGGCGTAGACTTACAGGAAAAGACGGTAACCCCAACAAAAGCCCAACAGAATATTACTCCTGACGAAGGATATGATGGGTTATCCAAAGTAACGGTAGAGGCAATCCCTGCTAACTATGCAGATGTAACAGGAGTAACAGCAACCGAGGCGGACGTGCTAGCGACCAAAACATTTGTGACGGCGGCGGGCACAAAAACAGCAGGTACGATGGTTAACAACGGGGCTGTATCCGCTACGATTGACGGACTAACCACAGGCAGTTATACCATTCCAGCGGGATATCATGACGGCAAGGGGACAATATCCCTTACTGACGATATTGCGAACGCCCTAGCGGCTATCTAGGGGGGATAAGGTGAAATATGAGCGGGAAGAAAGATTTCTTATGACACTATCTCAAAACAAGCCATTAGGGACAATCGACAAATTTTTTTATCGAACAATTGAGACAAAAATAAGATTTTTGGAAGTTTTTGAAAAATACGGTATCGCCACACCTGATGGAGTAAGACTTGATGAGTTGCCAATAATATTGGCTGACTATTTGGAGGGATTAAATGCGGAACGAAAAAATACAGATTGATAGGCTTAATAACGCCAAAGCTGCTATAGCTGAGGCGATTGCAGCAAAAGGCGTACAAGTGCCAGAATCAACCAAACTGGATGGCTATCCTACTCTAATTAGTCAAATATCGACCAGTGGCTCTGGTGGCGGCAAGTCCATCCGTACCTGCCGAGTTGTCGTTGGCACGGCAGTAGCCGGATGGACAGAAAATGACTGTGATTATTTATGTGATGGAACATCAGATGAAGTGAAAATTCAGGCTGCTATTGATGCCCTACCGGAAGATGGCGGAGAAATTGTGCTGCTTGATGGACGATATGTTGTTACTGGAATTGATTTAAAAAATAACACACAACTTATTGGTAATGGATTGTCAACACAAATATATTCGGACACGAGCATTGGCCCTCAAGGAGTGTTGGTGTACGCTGGGTCAAATTGTGCATTGCGAAATATATCGCTATTGTTGGAAACCACAGACCTGAGTGGGACGGCTACTGCTATAAAAATTACGGGGAGCAATACCGAGGTGCGTAATGTACATTGTTCGGGGTTTATAGGAAATACAATTGAAATCGCTTCTTTTACAGCCGGAGCCATTAATAATATCAGTATTATTAATAATGTACTTGTAGGAGGAGCAAACAACTTGTCTGCTATTAAGATAAATAGTTGTACCAATTCGATAATTTCCGGCAATTATATTATTGATCACGAAGAAGATGGTATATCAATTATCAACAATATGTGCAAACACCTCAATGTGTCAAATAATGTGATTTCCAACGTGAAGGGATACGGGGTGCTTGTACAATCTGGATCGTGGTATAACATTGAAAATAACATCATTGAAACCAAGCAATCGGAATCAAGTGGTATTGCTTTTGGAGGAAGTTTTGGAAATATTTCTGGAAATACTATAGGCGGCGACCATGCCATGGCAAATTCCATCAAAATGTTGCCATCCAGTGTTAAATCATTCGTCACTGGGAATTTAGTGTTTGTCACAGGAATAGTGACCGGAGGAAAAGAAATTGTCGTAGAAAATAATGTCGTCATAAAAAACCAAGCTTCTGGGGGTGGAACAGATTGAAATATGAAGAAAAATTTTGCGTGCAAGGATTAACAATATTGTTATATCGGTATGTTGTTGCTTGGCAAGAGGACGAACAACATAAACAGTATTATTGTGTAGACAAACAGGAAGCAAACCAATACAGTGATAGATATGACGATGCGACAGTGCAACCAATAGAGGTTGATCCATCGGATGAATGGATAGATGGTATTACTATCCCAGAAACAACACATCCAATGGATGATGCGATTAAAATTTATGAAGCTGGGGAAAATGCCTGGCTAAATAGCAAATACATACCAAGTGCGGAGCAATCCGCACAGGCGTTAGCAGGAATACTACTTAACACCATAAAACCAGAAAACGACACCCAAAAATTAGAGTTATCAGGGTTGTACCCAGTATGGGTGGAAGGAAATCATCCATCCGGTGATATATGCAACGCTAGAGGTCAGACGTGGGAGTGTTATCAATCCCACGATACAGCAACCTATCCTGATATCACGCCAGATAACCCAGCATGGTATACCTTCTGGCGATCGTTACACGGGACAAGTCCGGAAACAGCCCGCCCATTTGTGCCAGTACAGGGCTCTCACGATATATATCATAGTGGCGAATACGCAATTTGGGAGGACGGCAATGTGTACAGATGTAGACAGGATACAAATTTTAGTCCCGGCGAATACCCGCAAGCGTGGGAGGTGGTAGAATAAGTGGATTTTATAATCGAATATTGGGTGGAATTTTTGTTCGGGGTACTTGCCGTAGGATTAACCGCTGTGCTATCTACTGGATATCATAGGCTAGCCAAAAAAGTGGAAGAACAGGAAAATGTTAAGGATGGCATACTGGCAATACTCCACGATAGGTTATATCAGTTATGCCAATACTATTTAGGGCAAGGGGTAATCACCCCAAATGCCCTTAAAAACGTAGAATACCTATACCGCAGCTACCACAGTTTGGGCGGGAACGGCACAGGCACAGAGCTATATACAAGGGTAACAAAATTACCCCTGGATTTGGAAGGAGTTGATGACAATGAAAATTAACTGGAAAGTACGAATCAAAAACCCTGTATGGTGGGCACAGATCATCATTGCTATTGTGTCCCCTATTTTGGTTGGGTTGGGGCTGCAATGGAGTGATATGACAACCTGGAAATCACTAGGACAAGCGTTATATGACGCTATCTGTAACCCTGTAATTGTAGTATCCGTCATTGCGTCCGTATGGACCGCCATCACAGACCCTACCACTAAGGGTACATCCGACAGTACACAGGCACTTACATATGACAGCCCAAAACAAGATTAATAGGAGGTAAATAATATGAGCATTAGAGGAATTGACTTATCTTATCACAATGGTACAGTAGATTTTGCGGCAGTGAAAGCAGCAGGCGCACAGTTTGCGATGCTACGGGCTGGGGTTGGCAGTGATATCGCTAGCCAGGATGATAAAAAATTTGTGGAATATATTACAGGCTGTGAGACAAACGGTATTGAATGGGGAGCGTATCTATACAGCTACGCTATGAATATGGACGAAGCAGACAGCGAAGCTAATCACATGCTACGGCTGTTACAAGGCCGTAAACCATCCTATCCAATTGTTATTGACATGGAGGACGCGGATGGATATAAGGCTAAAAGGGGTGGTATTTCCCGCCAAATGGCTACCGATATCATCAAACACTTTTGCCAAAAACTTGAATCCGCCGGATATTATGTAATGTGGTATGCAAATAAAGACTGGTACGAAAACAAATTATATCCAGACCAGCTTACCGCATATGATTTCTGGTATGCCCGCCCTGATAAATCCGCGCCAGATAAATCTTGCGGTATTTGGCAGAATGAAATTGGTGAAACTGGCGGGCATTGGCCAGGTGTAAAAAATAATGCTGTAGGAGGATGTGATACCAATATTGCGTACAAAGATTATGCCGCAATGATCAAATCAGCAGGGTTAAACGGGTGGGTTGCTGGATCTTCCCCTACCCCACCCCAGCCAACAGGGACACAATATAGTGTTGGCGATGTAGTAACCGTATCCAGCTACTACGCATCTAGCACAGAAACAGACAGCAATAAGGCAGTAATTCCGTCCGAGTGGAAAACAGGCACGATTACCCGTATTGTAGAAGGCGCACGCAATCCATACTTACTGAATAACGGTAATTTAGGATGGTGCAACGACGGCGATATCAGAGGACGTGGGAGCATT